TCTTTTTGCGGCAGCTATGCTGCATTGGGAAGAAAGTAGTAGTGGAATGCTCTCCTGACCGTATTCAACAGTCAGTTAGGAGTTTCCATGATGTCGAGAGGAACCTTCGCAGACCTACTTTGCACTGGTCTGCAGATAGATTCCCGGAAGATCCTCGACGTTACAATCTCCATCTTGGGGATTGTCTCGCCGATCCTGATTCGTTACCTCTCTTCTCAACCCTCCGCAAGGAGGCGACGGAAGAAGAGGTTGCGAGGAGGAAAGAAGATCTCCGTCTCCTCGAGAGAGTTCAGCAAGTTGCTGACCTCCTCGTCGGTTCCATGGACCATTTCGACCCGATATCGCTTTCAGAGCGACTCGAAGCCGAAGGTCTAGGGATCGGTTTTAAGCATGGTAGTGGTGCAGTAGCTGAACGAGTTCCCCAGGAGGAGAAATCCTCCTGGAAGAGCTGGTCCAGTAAGCTGAACACACGATTTCCTTATGAGCTCTGCGGGAAAACCGCAGGTGCCCCTTTGGAAAGGCCAGCAAATCATGAGCTGGCGAGCCGTTTGATGTGCGTGCCTAAGACCGCAAAGGGTCCTAGGCTGATCGCATCTGAATCAGCACCGCAAATGTGGTGCCAACAGATGATATGGAAGTGGTTGCAATTGCAACTACGAAAAAGTGTTGCAAAACACTTTATCAACTTCCATGATCAGAGCCTATCAGGCGACTTAGTGCTTCAGGCTTCCTTGGATCGGAAGTTAGCAACGGTGGATTTATCCGATGCTAGCGACCGTCTTTCGTGTTGGACCGTGGAACGTTTATTTAGGGTTAGTTCATCCCTATTAAACGGTCTGCACGCCGCACGAACGAGGTACATTAGGGACGAAATCTCTAATGAAGTTGACTTCCTGTCATTACGGAAGTTCGCCTCGCAAGGTACTGCTGCGACGTTCCCAGTGCAATCCTTATGTTTCCTCTTTATGGCTCTAGGATGTTCTATCATAGGGCCAATAACGAAACATTCGGTTGCGGAACTTCGCGGCCGTGTCCGCGTGTTTGGGGATGATATTATTATCCCCTCTCACGGGTATGCGCGATTAATCCGCGTCATGGACTTACTACAGTTGAAAGTTAACACAGCTAAAAGCTATGTCAACGGTCACTTTCGTGAGTCTTGCGGAGTCGA